GATGTCCTCAGACGCCCCCATCTTGGCCTGAATCAGGCCCGTCTGGGCCATCGGCGGCATGGCGCGCTGCGGCAGCGGCAGCGTGTTGCCCGCGCCGTCCGTTACGTCAGGGTTGACCTCCAAATACGGCCAGTTCTGGGTGTTTGCAGTCTTCCACTGCATCTCGTACCCTTCAAACTGCCCGCCGTAGCCGATGAACGGTGCCTTTGGAGCCAGCGCCAGCATCTCGGCCTCTTGGCTCGTCCAGTAGTTGTACATCCGCTGAGCGTCCTTGGCGTTGCGCACCAAGCCCGAGACGTACACCCGGCCATCAACCTCGTACTCGTTGCCGACCACCCGCACCACGGGGATGTACTTGCCGGCCCACTCTTGCTCCTCAAGGATCTCGTAGCCGTTGATCTTGCACCACTTGACGCGCTTGCGGTCAGCCTGGCGCGAGCGCAGCGGCTTGCCGAACATCGCCTTGAGTTGCCTGTCCTCGGGCGTGCCGGCAAACGCCGTCTGGTTGCCCGGATACAAGTTCAACGTGGCAGGGTCGTACTCGACGTAGAAGTATTCCGCGATGCGTACCGTGTCTTCTTGCAGCCACTGGCTTAGGGACTGGTCGCCCACGCCCAGACTCATCAGCGTGTTGGCCGGCGACGCCTTGGGGTACAACCGGTGATACTCCTCGCGGGTGATGTCCTCGGTGATAAAGCACCACTTGGCGTCCGACCCGCACGGGTCTTGGATCATCGGGTCCATGTAGACCGAAAACGAGTTGCGCACCCGCCCGATCTTGATGTCCTGATCAAAGCTGTTGTCGTCGCAGTACTCGGTCAGCAGGCGGATGTAGCCCTCACCGAACGACACCTGGTTCTCGCAGGCCGTGTCGTAGGCGACATCGGCGTCGGAGATGTACTCGATGTGCCGCACCACGCCGTCGAAGATCTCTGCGACCTCAATGTCGGCCTTGTCGTCGGCCGGAATCACCTTGCCGCTGGGGCGGTTCTGCCGCTGGTCGTTGGTGACTTGGCGGACGTGCTGCGGCAGCTTGTTGATCGTCAGGCACGGCCTGGCGTTGATCGTCTGCCCTTGCACCGCGCCGCGGGTGGCCAGAACGTCTGCCGGCCACTGCCAGTGGTTGTCCGGACTGCCGGCGAAGAACTTCAGGTCGTCAAGCTCATCTTCTCGACTTTCCCCATACGCCGAAATCGCCTGATTTAGCCGGGTGCGCGCGGTGGCCAGCAAGTCCGATTCAGACTTGTTCTTACCCCCGCCGCCGTTAGCGACGGCTGCTGCGGCGGTGATTCCCGTGTAATCGGCCATTACGCCCCCATCCAACTTGCCGACATTTGGCTTCTGTCGCGCATTGTAAGCGTTCTGGGGCGCTCCACGCGCTCTCGGGAGGCCACAGGAAAGGCGAACGTGACCGCCAGCGCGTCAGCAGCGTCGGGTGAGGCCAATCCCCGCGATTTCATGTCCTTTTTCGACTCCAGATAGATGGTTCCGCTGCTGTCGGGCTTGGTTTTCGGCCCCGTCAGGTCCGTTTTCAGTTGCCGGTCCTCTTTGATGGCCGCGGTGCGCAACCAATCGCGCATCGCGCCCCACATTTCGGCCCGTTTGTTGCCCCACATGACCTGATTCTTGGCTTTCCAGCCAAAATTAACGCCGCGCACCTTATACCGCTGTTCGTTCAGCCTGTCAAGGATGCCGTACCCCAGCCCGCCCTCGTCCAGCACCACCAGCGTGGGCTTGAAGTCCTCAATCGCCTCAATGACGTGCCCCACGACCGTCATAGTGTCGTCGCCCCGGTAGCGCCGGATCTCCAGTATGTCGCGCCCCTGCCTGGCAACGATGACGGTGGAGTCCGCCCCGCTGCGCGCCGGGTCCACGCCGATCACGATGGGGGCTCCGGGGTCTTTGTACTTGGCTCGCTTGAACGCCTCATCGACCAGCCTTGGCGCGATAAACTGCTCATCCCCCGTTGACGGGAACTCGCCGTAGACCTCAATGCGGGCCTGCGGGCTGTCCTCGCCGTACTCTTCGATGATCTGCTCGTAAACGCTCTTGTCCGTGTCCTCGACCGTGCGGGCGTCGATCTGCCGCGTGTTCCAGAACGCCCGCTTGGCGTTGAAGCACTCGTAAAAGTACCCTTGGTTGCGCCGCGGGTTGCTAAACGCCAGCCAGAACCTGTGCGGCGTGTTCTCTGTGAAGAAGCCCTGCGCCACGTCCCAGATCGTGTCCGGTATGCCGCTGGCTTCGTCGAAGATCAGCAGCACGCCGTCTGAGTTGTGCAGGCCGGCGTAGGCGTCGGGGTTCTCCTCCGACCACAGCCGCCCCTCCGCGCCCCAGTACCGCGTGCCCTTGCGCAGGTCGCGCTCCACGATCTCACTCAACCACTTGGCCGGCGTGATCCGCGTGGCGCTGATCTCCCACCAGTGGCTGTTGATCAACATCGCCAACCACTTCGTGATCTCGGCCCAAGTGATCGAGCGCAACTGCGCCTCGCTGTTGGCCGACACGATCACGCTCGCCCCGATGCGCGTGGTCAGCATCCACACCACCAACCAACTCACCAGCGCCGACTTACCGATGCCGCGGCCTGACGCCGTGGCCATGCGCAGCACCTGGTAGGCGTCTATGGTCTGGTTCTTGGCGATGTGGTCGCGGATGTCGCGCAGCACTTGACGCTGCCACGCGCGCGGCCCCTTGTGCTTGGCCAGCGGCGTGCCGTTCTCGCCCCACGGGAACGCGAACAGGACGAACTTCTCAGGGTCGTTCGCTATCGCCGGACTCCAGAGCCTGGCCATCAAGCCTTGCTCTTGGTCCGCCGAGAACCGGGGCTCTTGCATCCGTCACCTCATGTACGAGTTCCAACACCCGCGACTGCGCTTGCTCAAGCGCCGCCGTGATGCTGATCTGCTGCGCCACGTCAATCTGTACCTGCTGCTTGGCCACCCAGCCGTGAGCGTGCTTCAGTATCTCAAGCGCCGCCTTGGAGTCGCCGTTTATCGCCGCCTCATGCAACACCGTGGACATGGCGATCTCGCCATCCGCGCGGCCCTTCTGTTCAGCCAACTCCGCAATCGGGTCCAATTCGCGCAAGCGCCGGTACTCGCTTGGCAACAACCCTGCCGCCAGCGCCAGGTTGTCGCCCTTCAACCCCAGTTTCGCCGCGTCATACACGCGGTTCAGCACGGCCTCCGTGGCTTTGACTTCGCGGATGGTCAGCGGGAGCGACTTGAACATGGCGGTCTGAGTATAGCGTAAGCCTTTTCCGTTTGTGTTTGCAAAAATAATTTTTGCTTGTGGCCCCAAAAAATAAAAATTGTCTGCGGGCCCTTTGTTTTTGATCGCTCAGGTCGCCGGCCCTCCCCTCCCCCCGTCTGGCGCCTGGCCGCACGCCGTCTGCCGTCTGCCGTCTGCCGTCTGCCCCCAGCTACCAGCTAGGTCATGCTAGGCGCTCTAGGCATCGCCTATCCGGGTCGATGCCCTGGGAGACAAGGCCACCTGGTGCTAGGTGATCTAGGCTATGCCATGCCATGCGCCTATGTAGCCTGAGCGGTGCGCAGCTGCGCGGGCGTGGCCTTGAGGGTATAGGCGGTCATATGCGCTCTGGGCGTAGCATATCGCAGTCGCGCCGGACGCGTGCGTCGCCATGCCCATATATCAGTATATGCTTATATACTTATATATCTTCTTTTGATTGACAGTCAATCATCCAATAGCCTAGAAAGCATATCCCCCTAGAAGATGAGTCGCGCTGAGGCGCCTAGATCATGGGCTAGCGGCAAGGCTAAGATGGCGGCGCTGCAGCGCCTATTCCCCTGCGGTCAAGTTAGGTAACGCCATTCCCTGGCAATCATCATATGATTGGCAAAGCCCCTACACTTTACTGGGTGAACGACAATCCCGTACATTAACACCTGTCGCGCGATTCCCGCGCGTAACCTAGGTGACCTAACATGACCAAGATTCAAATCCGCGAAGTGACCACCGCTAGAACCGCTGCCGACCTCGGCATGCATGACATGGCCGCGCGCATCATCAGCGCGCTTATTCGCTGCGCGATGCGCCAACGTGACATCGCCGAGTTGCGCACCATCGCGCGCGATCTCGGCGTTACCAATCACCCCGACTTCATCTGCTAAATCAACCCGGCGGGGAGCGATCCCCGCCAATCAACCCAGAGCACTACACCATGCGCACACGTCCCATTGATGTCCTTTTCGCTTGCGCTTTCGGCGCAGCTCTCGGGCTTTTGCTCGCAGCTTTCATTTGAACGGAGAACCACCATGCCAAACACCAACAGCTTGATCGTTTATGACGGCCCGTCCGTTATCGATGGCAAGCCGATTGTTGTCATCCTGACGGGGCTTGACCAATCCAGCGCTAACGGCAAGACCGGCGATCTGGTGCAGTCGTTCATCATCCGGTCGGACGTCGCGCCTACGGATGCCCTGAAGACAGGGGACGATGCCAGCGTATGTGGTTTGTGCCCGCATAGGCCCCTTATCGCAAAGATGCTCGAGCGCGCAGGGCTTCCCTCGGCGCCGTGCTACGTCAACGTAGGCAAGTCGGTTCTGGCAGTGTTCGGCGCGTATCGTCGCGGGTCATACGCTCGCGCATCATCGGTTGACCAAGTGCGCGCCGCGCTGCAGGGTCGCAAGCTCCGGCTTGGCACGTACGGTGACCCTGCGGCCGCTCCGGTGGAGCTCTGGTCGCTGCTGGTGAGCCTATCCGCCGGGCATGTTGGATACACCCACCAATGGCAAGCCCACGGGTTCGACCATGCCGCATGGTCGCCACTGGTGATGGCGAGCGCCGATACCGCTGCAGAGGCCGCACAAGCTCAGTCCATGGGCATGCGCTATTTCCGCGTATCCATCGGGGTTGACCGTCAACCCTTGGAGGTCACATGTCCCGCCAGTGCCGAGGGTGGTCGCAAAGCCCAGTGCAGCGACTGCATGTTGTGTGCCGGCACCAGTAAGGCCGCGCGCAGCATCGTTATCGCTGATCACGCTGCAGGGCATGAGAAACGCTCCCGCATCATTCCAATCGTCCCTCTTACCCGTGCCGAACAAAGGGACGCCGATCGGCTTGAACGTGCCCTTATGACGGCAGAACTCGATCGAGCATTGGCCGCTTGACATATCCGCCTAGGCGCCCGCGTGGCGCCTATGGGATGCGCCCAGCATCATTTCATCGCAACACCAAAGGAAAGACATGACAAACGATGAACCCGTTTGGCGCGCACCATGCGCCAATCATCCTGATTTGTCCGTGACGGTATCGCGCACCATTGTCGGCACCTATCGCATGGTATTCCGTGACGATGATGCTGGCGCCGTTATCGAATCGCGCGTTTTCCAAACCCAAAGCGCTGCGGATAACTGCGCTCGCATCCTTGTCAATCAACCCTGAGGAGACAACACCATGAAAACCATGCAAGCCCGTTACCCGGGGAAGTGTTCCCGTACTGGTGCCCGAATCAATCCGGGTGACACCATCGTTTACGCTGGAAAGGGTCGAGCCTATCTGTCCGACCTCCTACCCGCTGTTGACCCTGATTTGTCTTTGGCACGGTCAATTGACCCCGAACTGGCGGATGCCGACCCGGATGCTGCAGCGCACGCGGGCCGGTATCTGCGCCAGAGTCTGGAACGCGGCGTCTCCCATCTCTGGACGTCCGGCGGACGGGAGTTCTACCGGAACCGCCGGGGGCTTTGTGAGGATGCCCCATGCTGCGGGTGCTGTAACGCATAGGTGCGCACCATGAGCCGATCCAACCCCATGTACCACGCCACGCCACCACGCCCCCGCCCGTGGCCGTTCCCCGCCACGCTACCGGCGCCAGGCCACGCCCCGGACCCCCGGCCGGTGCGCGCGCCTAAGCCCTCGCCAGCATCGATGCCCGATGCACCATTTTGAAAGGATCACACGCTATGGAATTGGAAACCATTAGCGCCATCGTAGGCGCGCACGACGACACGATAGAACTGTCATTCGATCCGGTGCATGCCGGGTGCATTGTGTGGTATCGCTACCCCGAGGTAAGCGAAGACTGGCAATCCAGCCCCTTCCAAGCGGCCGACCTGCGCCACCTGTCCGACCAAGATGCGTGTGAGTTTGTCGACGCATGGGTGGGCTGACCATGTACGGACCCGCAATGCCCTGTCTTGACCCCGACAAGCCCCTCACCCGCGAAGAGCTGGACGACGAACGCTGGGAGCGCCGGCGCGCCCGTGTGCTCACCCGTGCCCATATCGAGCACCTAGAAACCGCGCTACGCTGGGCGCTTGAACAAATTGAGGATGATCTTTGCCCGGACCACCAGGCCGCGCTGGCGGACGCTTGGTCACTTTTGGAGGATGAATGATCTGGGCCGGCCTGGCCCTGCTGCTGGCCGCTGGACTGATCATAATCCTTGATCTATAGTCGGGCCTGCCAACTTTCTCCTGTCACCCCTCGGGGTCTTCAAGCCCGCCAGGCCACAAGCCCGGCGGGCTTTTTCTTGCCTGTCAGCCCTTGACCCGCGCGATGATGTCGGCGGCGCTGGGCTCGGGCAGATCCACCAAGCGGCGCGCCTCGCTCTTGCTGCCGGTCCAGTCAGGCGCGCGGAACACGTGTTTCTTCGTCGGGTGTTCGACCGAGTAAACCCGCCCCATGTCTTCCCAACCGGCTTCACGAAACGCATGCAGTAGGGCAGGGACTACCAGCTTGATATGGGCCGGTGCACGGGCCTGCAAGCCCTCCAGGAACCCCTGCCAAGGCCCGCCAACGACCCCACGCGCGAACAGGCCCACGCGGTGCGTCATCTGCTCAACCAACCACGCCTCAGACCCGCTAAGGCCCGCCTGCAGCATGATGGCCTTGGCCTCCGTCATGGGCGGCGCGGCGCCAGGCTGGAACGTCGAAACATCACGGGCATGCAGCCAGGCCGCCACGCTCGCCAGGCCACCGCCCGCGTACCAGGCCCACAGGCGCGCCGCAACGTCGGGGGGCATGATGCCGGCCTCGGACCACAGCACGAACCAGCGGCGGTCATCGCTAGGCAGTGAGATGGCGGCACGCTCATTGGAGAACGCCAGCACCAGCAGCCGGTTGGCCGCATCGTAGGGGTGTAGTCCCTTACGCTGGATTGAAATCAACTCGGGCGGCGCGGCCAGCAGGGGCTTCAGGCGATTCTCCAGCGCGCGGCGATCGGACGCCTCGGGCTGGCGCAGTTCGTTGAGCACCAGCACCTCGGACTCGAAAGCGTAGCCCCACTGGGAATTGATCTCCTCGTTTCTGACGGTCGCAACGTTCGTCTTCCCCTCGCCGCCCACCGCCCACAGGAACGGTGCCCACAGTGAATCCTTGCCGCTGCCAGGCCGGCCGGCGTGCAGCACGCCGTGATTGATCTTGATGCTGGGCTGCTGGACCTTGAACGCCATGATGTTCAGGACGTGCTCACGCTCTGCCGGGTCCGGGATCATCCGCTCGGCGTGGTCCAGCCACGGGCGCACCGCGGCGTCCGAGGCACCCCCAGTGACCGCCGGGCGCCCGTCGCGCCACTTGTTGCCGAACACGCCACCGGCCCGGGCCACCAGCACGTCATCACCCGCGCTGTAGGCGATCCCGTCCAACACGCGCCCGCCCTTGGTCTGGCGGTGCTCGTCAAAACAGATCGACGCTTCGATCTTGGGGTTCTTGCCGTGGATCGACCTGCAACTAACGTGCCGGAACAGGGCGTTGAAATTGGTTCTCGTGAACTGGCGCCGCTCGCGCATGTCGAAGTACGCATCGTCTGATACCACGTAAGCAAACCGGTGCCACCAGTCGGCCTTATCGGTCCGCGCGGCCTCGGCGCGGTCCACCTCGGCCATCACCTCGGCCACCGCACCGGCCAGCTCGGGCGTGGGGGTCAGCCGTCCAATGGTCTGCAGCATCGCCTGCTGCAGCAGTTCGTCGCGCAGACCAGGCGTATGGCGCGGCCCGCCACGCTCGGCCACCCACTCAAGGAACCAAGCGCTGTCAAGGTCAATGCAGTGCGAGTGCAGGCAGCAGAACGCCCGCCCACTGGGCAGGTAGCGGCCCTCGGGGTTCCCGTCGGTATGCGCCTCGGCGTTGGGGCACACCACGCCCATCCAGCCCTCGGTGTTCGGACGCGACAGCACCAAGCCCTGCTCGGACAACCATGTCGCCACGTCATCAGCCCCGTCATCGGACAGGCGCACCGGGCGCGGCCCCAACGACTCCACCACCTCGGGCGTGACGCCCAGGCCGGCGCAGATCTCGGCCAGCGTGTATTCACGCGAGCGGTCCCACTCCACCAGGCGCGAGGCGAACGAGTCCTTACCGGGCTTGAAGTTGACGCTGCCGGGCAGTCGGAAGTTGCGCACCGGGTTGCAGGCCCCCGCGTCGGTGTAGCCTGCCGCAGCGATGGCGTTGATGGCCCCGGCGAACTCCAGCTTGGTGGGTTGGTCGCTGAAGACGTAGCCCCACTGGAAATTCCCGGCGCTAGTCTCCATGATCCAGGTCGGAGCCAGCGGCGGCGTCTTGCTCTTGGTGCCGATATCGTCCAGCATCATCACCAGCACGTACTCGCAGTTGGCGGCGCTGGCGCTGGGTTTGCCCTCAATGAATCGGTCGATGATGAACGAGGCGGTGTTGCCGAACCACGCCTCGCCATCCTTGATCCGCCGCGTGGGCAGGTACGCCGGCCAAGACGCCTTGATAGCGCCGTTGGCGTGGAACTGCATCTCCCCGTTTACCAAGCGCGGCGTCTGCCGCACGATGAGCGCCGTCTCGCCAGCAGGCGCGAGCGCGGCGAGGTACTCGATAAATTCTTGTGATGTCATTTGCCAGTTCTCCTACTTCCCGTAAACGGTCATTGTTTTGATGCCGATGCCCAGCGGTAGACCCGCCGCCCATGCTGGCGGGTTGGTCATCACCCGCTTCATCAGTTCGGTTGTTCGCGCAGGGTCGCTCGTCTCGCAGACGATTTCGTCGTGGACGTGTAGAACCACATCCTCGCCCTCGCGCTCAAGTTCACGCAGCGCATGTCGCAGGATGTCATGCGCCGCGGCTTGCGTGACGTTCTCGCATGCCAAACCCGGCCACAGGCGAGCGCGCGGCCACTCCTTGGCGTCAGCGGCGGGTTTCCATGAGGCTTTGGCGTAGCTGATGCCATCCGAGTCGAGTCGCGCGTGGGGGTAGCAGAGTATGCGCCCAGACGGCAGCGCGTACCAGAGATGAGCCCCATCAAACAGGTAGGACACTCGCCCTGCCGGCACCGCCTGACCTTTGCGCCGCATCGCGCCCATGTAAGCCCGCTCAAGATCACTCCAAAACAGCGGCGCCCACGGGTTGGCCTTGCGCCAGGCGCCCACCATCCGCTTGGCCTCATGCTCTGGCAGGTTCACGCCATACACGCGCCCCATCGCGGCGAACGCGCCCACGCCACCCCCGAACCCGCAGGCGAGCTCTTGCACCTTGCCGATCTGGCGCTGCCCGGTGGACACAGCGTCCTCGGCCTCGTAGCCGGCCAGGATGGCGTCATACGTGGTGCTGAACGTAGCGGCAGCGTTGACGATGTAGGCGTCCAGGCCGCGACGGAACGCCTCCAGCTTGGCGTCGCCCGCAGGCGTTGCGGCCAGCCACGGGTTCACGCGGCCTTCGATGGCGCTCCAGTCCGCGACGACGAACTGCTTACCCGGCGACGGGATCAGCGCGGGCCGCAGCATCCCCTTCAGGACGTCCGTCACCCGCTTGCCGAACGCAGGAACGATCTGATGTCCACGGCACATCGCATGCCGGACGGCCTGCGGATCTTTGGCGACCTTGCGGGCGAAATTGTGGACTTGCAGCCCGTACGAACTGGCCCGCCCCGTGGCAGCGCCGCCAGCAAACACGAACGCGCCACGCACACGGTGATCTTCGACATCCGCAAGCGCGGCCATACGGACAAATTTGGCGACCGACGACGCCCAGAGGTCGTCTGCGCACTGAATGACGGTCGCCGCGTCAGGGGGTACTTCATCAGGGTTTTCCTCTGCTAGGATCAGCAGCGCGGCACGGACGGTTTTGTCGATGGACTGCTTTTCTTCGCCGTCTTTGTGGACCGTCATCAAGCGGCGCGCCTCGGGGCCGACCCGCGCCCACACCCACTCGCGCATCCGGGGCGAGCGCACTGACGTGATCTCGCCGTCCGTCACCTCGCGCACCTCCTGCTGGATGGCGTCCAGTTCTTCCACAGCGTAGGTCTGCGCGGCCTTGGCGAGGTCTACGTCCACCAGCACGCCGCGGTCGTTGATGCGCTCGTTCGCCCAGTAGTCGGACAACTCCTCGGCAGACAGCGGGCGCAGGGCCTTGCTGATGGCCCGCATCGCACGGACGTCCTGCGCGCAGTAGTGGACCAGGTCGGCCAGGTCTTGCTCGGTGTGCTTGAACGGCGGGATGCAGCACTTGCGCACCAGCGCAGCGCCCTTGTGATCCTTGCGCATACTGGCGCCGGCAAACCGCCCAACGTCCTCCAGCGAGCCAGGCGCGCAGTTGGAGCGGGCCTGCGCTGCCGTGCAGTAGAACTGCTCCAGCTTGGGCACGGGCGCGTTGTGGTCTGACCACAGGACATACGTCCAGATCAACCGCTCAAAGGCTGCGTTGTGAGCGTAGACGCGCTCACCGGCCAGCACGGCCTGCCGAACTGATTTTGGAAATTCTTGGCTCGGTTGCCAAATTTGCACCTCCTCGTCGTCATGCGCATACGCCATGCACAGCACTTCTGTGCTCGCGTCTTGCGAATAGTTGTAAGCCCCTGCCACCGTGAGGTCGCAGGCGCTGCGGGACTCAAAATCAATCCAGATAGGCATAAAAAAAGCGGGGCCTCTCAGCCCCGCCCCCTTCTCTGGTTAGGCCGCGCGACGACGACGGCCAGTCGGTGCCGGCTCGGCGGCGGGCGCCTCGGCAGGCTCGGTGGCTTCGTCAGCCGCGCCGTCCATGCCGACCCAGTGCTGCACCTTGAACTCGGGCGTGTAGACGCGCCCGTAGCTCTTGTGCTGGTAGTGATCCTTGCCGAGCACGATCACCGGCACCGGCTTGGTCTG